CTGTCATAGGTGTCAATGTATTTCTTATTGACTGCTACAGTTGGGACTGTGCCGTTACTTGTGACGAAAGTTGTAGGAGCTGATGTGATTGAGTCAGCAGTTACAGTGCCTGTTACGTTTACATTACCGCTACCATCATCAACTAAAAGATTACCAGTTGTAATTGGCAGAGTTAGTGTTGTATCAGCATTAGCACTGCCTGACTGTATTATGCGGGTGTAGTTTGTACCTGCGTCATTAGTCCCACTTTCTGCATCGCCAAAACGTACACCTCTTTGATAAACTGTTACATCATTAGGCTGTGTACGAAATGCAATGTTTGAGTTTGCATTGCCGCCCGCATCATAAAGAACTAAAGAATCATCAAAAGCTCTCATATACTTTTTAGAGCCGTCTTCATTTTCAAGATGAAGCTGGTTGGCTTGAATGTATAGGCTACCGTTGCCGTGTCCAGTGCCTACATCTCTTATCTTGGTGTGTTTATTGCTTGACTCTTGAAAGATTTGTAAACCGCCACCGCTGGGAGTGGCATCTCCTATGTGTAAGCCGTTACCTTTAGTGACCTGTAGAGTACCATCTATAGTGCCACCATCAGCAGTTACAATGCCATTTACGTCTATGCCTGTAGCTGTAGTTTCCAGCATTTTGCTGTTGTCATACCACAAAGAAACCGCACTATCTTCAAAAGAAGCATGAAGTTTGTTACTGGTAATACTTTTGATGTGGGTAGCACCTTCGGCTCTTATAAACAATTTAGAGTTATTAGTATCAATGTGGTCAATAAAAGAGTTATCACTAACACTTTGTATTTTTAAATTACCATTTAATAAACTAAATTCTCCATCGCCTAACGACAAACCATCAGCAGTTATAGTGCCATTTACGTCTATGCCTGTAGCTGTAGTAGCAAACTTAGCGGCTGCGTCAGTGCTATCTTCACTTCCAACAACCTGTGTCCACATTCTTACTTGGTCATTGTCAGTTGAAAGTAGAGTTGCGTCTGCATCATTCCTTAGATTGATGTTCTGTCCACGTATAATTAAATTAGTAGTTCCTGATCCTGAAGGTTGCTCAATGAAAGCGTTAGTGCCGCCAGAAAAGATTTGTAAATCTGGTATACCTGCTCCGTTACCTGCACCTATCTTTATGTATTCGCTGTCGCCTAAAGTTAAGCCATCAGCAGTTACAGTACCTGTTACGTCTATGCCTACGTTTGTAGTTTCGAATGTAAGGACGTTATCGTGAAAAAGCTGTACCGCACCATCGCCTATAAAAGAGGCCATCAACTCATTAGGATCTGCATCGATGTTTTGGAAGTTAATTCTAGTGGCACGAAGGAATAAGTTACCAGTGCCAGCATCATCAATAACACTATTATTACCGTCATGATAAATCTGTAAGTCGTTTCCAGCTCCAAACTGTGCTTTTTGGGAATCACCTAAAGAAAGACCATCAGCAGTTACAGTGCCTGTTACGTCAATACCGTCTTTATCTACGGACAGTCTAGGTACAGGGTAGTTAAGACCATCAGACGGATCAGCTATTTGTAACTTAATTTTCCCTGTTTCACTACCAGCAGTTAAATTAACAGCATCAACTACAATGTTAGCGTAAGAAAAATCAGTTGGTGTAGAGTTTAAAGCATTAAACGCAACAACACCTATATTACTTGCCTGACCAACTGCGCCTGATCTTCTAAACTTCAAGTCTGGTGCTGAGGTTGTAGATGTGTTTGTGTTTTCAATTATGACCTGATCGTGTGTATCAGATGAAGTAAAAGTAGCATTACCGTCAATGTCTAAAGCATCAGCAGTTACAGTACCTGCTACTCCAATACCTGTAGCTTCAGTTCTTAATTTCCAATCATTGTTATTACTTGGATTTCCGTGGTAAAGACGTATGTTTCCAGAGTCTCCAGTGTGTGTGCTAAGTCTTTTCCTAGAATTATTATCTACTAATTCAGTTTTGTAACCTTTTATAAAAAGGTCAGTAGATGCCGTGACATAGCCTGTAGCACCATTATGTAATACCTGTAATTTATCTAATGGCCATTTAATATTACCATTACCTGTAAAATTAATATCACCTGTTACATCTATACCTGTAGTTGTAGCTTGGGCTTTAGTAACACCATTCTTAATTAATACATCTTCTGAATTACCCGCAACAATACTAAGTACTTCTACAAAATCAGTAGCAGTTAAACCTGTTGCAAATGTACTATTAGATGAATCCCAAACATCTTTAATAACCACTAAAGGATCACTTGAGGTATATCCATTCACTAAAGAAGGACTAACATCTTTTTCAAAGTAATAATCACCTTGTAACGCACCAGAGTCAGTATTAAAATTACCTGAAGCACCTCCTACGCCATTAGTACCTTGGACTAATTTAACACCATTTAAGAAAACTTGTGAATTGTTTCCATCATGGTTCATACCATCAAAAACTAAATTGTTGCCTATATTTATTAACAGCTCTCCAAGTATAAACTTTTGAGAAACAACGCTGGTGTTAATTAAGTCCCAATCAGTACCATTATAGACTTTTAATATAGGATAGTTGGTAGATGTGTCGAACCATAAGTCACCTTGATTAGGATTAAGAGGAGCTGTATTACCAGAAGTGTAAAAACTTTCTGCGGATAAATTAACTCTAAAAGCTTCATCTAAAGCTTCTTGGGCAATAAAAAAGTTTTGATTAGAATCTAAATCTAAAGTGTTTGCCTGTAGCCTAGCACCGTCTTGATAATCAACTAATCTGCTAGTAGCAAAAGAACTTCTTGTTATTCTAATTAACGAAGTGCTAACAGGGACATGACCAGCAAGAAATTTAACCTCAGTGCCTGTCAGTGTGTAATGAGTACCTTGGATTTGTGGTGTAAAGGTATTACCACCGATTGTCCTTACAGTCACTGAAATATCTTGTGTTCTACCCTCTAAGTAAGGTGGAGTAGTAAACACTGAGTTGGTGTTCCACACACTTCCCGTGTAGTCTATAGTTGCATATGCCATTATTTATTCCTATTTATTTTCAAGATAAAGCCGCATAGCTTCATCAAAAGAGTTTGACCTACCTGCTTTTCGTATAATATCTCGCATACGTCTAAATTCTATTTTTAGCTCAGGGTTTTCTCGCGCAAGTTGTTTTAAGGCTTTAGCTTTAGCGTCTGAAAATATCTCTTGTATCTCGTCTTCTTTAGTATTTCCAAAAACACCTTCAGAAGTTTTTATACCTGAAGTTTTTCTTACCTTATAACCACGAGAGTTTATTTTCCGTTCTAACTTTTTCATTAAGCCTACTCTATCACTTGCCATGATTTGATTAAGCCTTGAAAAAGCAGAAATAGTTTTACCTGTCTCAGGGTCAATCATTTCATACTGAGTTAAATCAATCCCATTCTGTGTTTCAGCAATCCTAGAAATGTTAGGAGCTAACTCAAACAATTCTCTAGCCGTATCAGTATGCTTAAATTGTGTATCTTTAAACATAAAACCTTGCGAAGCTACTTTAGGTTGCCCAAAAATATCATACTTAGGCTCTAGTGTCTGAGACAACACAGGTGTTCGATTCATTATGGCATCTAAAGGATTCCTAACTTGCCTAACTATATCATCAGACTTAAAACCATTAACTAAAGAAGGCATAAAACTACCAACCTTCTGGTTCATATAAGATTCCCAATATCTCTCAGGCTCATCTAAGGCTTGTACGAAGTCTGCAAGACCTTTAGTATAAGTCTTATCTTTAAACACAGAAGCCAAAGCAATAATAGCAGCTATACCTACGTCATCTGGGTTAGCACCTGCACCCCCATGAACAACAACGTCACGTACATCAGCAGCTATCCCTATAAACATAGCTAATGGGTCAGCTCGGTTGTAAGCTGTAAATGTACCATCAGAGGAGACATAAGAGCTTGGTTGTCCACCTGTTGCTCTCTTTACTGCTTTTTGAGCAGAAGTTTCAGTTCCCCAAGTACCTTGATATTTGTAAACTTCTATAGAGCCTCCGTTACCATCACTTATATTTTGTTTTTGAAAAGCCGCCATAATAGCACCTGTCCAATATAGGTAACCCATAGCAATAGCTGCCCTAGCTCTATCTGCTTCAGCACCACCTTGCTTAATAGCGTTTTGCATTTCACTAGAGAACCTATTTAGTATAGGCGCTCTTTTAAGGGGATATTTTAAAATGTTTATTGGTGTACGAATAAAAGGAACTACTTGGCGTAAAAGAGGAACTTCACCAACAAAGCGTTGGAAAGCTTTACCTTGAGCGCCTAAATCATTTGTAAAAGTGTTTCTTCTTGCAGCGTCTAGGGCTTTCTTTGCAATAGGATTAGCAAGTATATCCCCTTTTCGGGAAGCTACGGCTGCTGCATACGCTTCATCAATTACTTCCTCTACTGCTGCGTCAAACTCATGTGCAGGTAAATTTTTACCGCCATCCTTATATACTTGTTCAGCAGCGAAAGAATAAGCTTTTGATCTAAAGTTTAACTGTTTAAAGAATTCATCCCCTGTCATTAACAGACGAGAAGGAATCCTTATAGCATTACCAGCTATATCAACCGCATCAGCATCTTTCCATCCTTTAAGAATGTCAAAGTTACCTCTACCAATAGCTACTTCACCTACAATATTATCTACTGCTTCATTGACCATACTCTCTTCATCAAGAATGTTACGGCCAGCCCTAAGTGTTTGCCCTGCAACTTTTGCAGATATTTTAGCGTACTTAAACATTCCTAGAAATTGTCTACCTGCAAGCGTAAAGTTTCTACTAGCACCTTTCATATCACCACGAGCAAGAGCTACACCAGAAGAAGCAAAACCTTCTACGTTGTTCATAACCATGATTAAAGCATTAGAACCCATGTTAATAGCTTGAGTCGATACACCACTTAGGAGAGAGTTAATCCAATATTCATTAACTGCCTCGATAATCTTATTAGCGTTCTTCCAAGATTTACGAGCTACGCCCATTGTTGCTTGGTCATTTAAGACCCTAAAGATAGCATCGGGAGTCATCTCTATATCTAAATCAGGGATGTTTTCCTTTAACATTTTCTGTATAGCTAATAACCTACCAGCCTGTGAACCAGTGCCTCTGTTAGCAGCTTGAACATATGTAAGCGCTTCACCCAGACTGTCTAATTGTCTAATAGTAGATGGATCGCCTGTTTGAGCTGCTGGTGTTTTAGATAAAGCTTTGTATGTTGTCCATATCTCTTCTTCTAACATTTTAACGGAAACAGCAAAGGCATCCCACTCAGGTATTGAAACTTTGTAACTGCTCAATTGTTTTGCTAAATTAATAATACCTATTCCGTCACCGTCTTCTTTTATCATTTTGTTTATCAGTCGTTTTCCTGCGGCAGCAGATTCTTCCCACTTTATAGATTTTACAGGCTTACCATCATCACCTCTAAAGTCTTTGTTTCTTGCACGTTTCTTTTTGTTCTTATTAACACCTCTGCTTGCATCTTCTGGGTCTACTCTACTTCCACCCACTCGTGCTTTATCAGCATCAAGACTAACATTAAGTGTTTGTTCGGGGCTATCTTCAACTGCCTCATTAGCAGCTCTAGTTGCAGCAGGTGTTTCAAGTGACTCATCACCCTGTCTAGCTACATCATCAATAGTTTCATCAACTTGACTAGCTACCCTAGCTGCATCAGGTACAACGATAGTTTCACCGTCAGGGGTTTTTAGTTTAACATCAGCAGGGTTCTTAAAAGCCTCTGACCGAGCTTCTTCTGCAAGCCTAGCGGCCTCTTCTAAATTACCCTGTCTTTTAGCTTTTATAGCTTTTACAAATTTAAAGATTTGACCTGTTGTTCTAAAAGTTGCTTCTAAACCTAAACCTAAGATACCACCCTCAATAGCATTTTTAATTTTACCTTCTAATACTGTGTCATCCTTATCTGCTGCAAGGTACAAAGTAATTTCGTTTTCTATACCAAGATCAATAGCTAAATTAGATAATCTTTCTTCATGGGCATCAAAGGCTGTAAAGTCAACAATAGCACCTTTAGCAGTAGCTTGTGTAACCTGAAGTAATTTACCAGTACCCGCAGTAACCTGAAGAGCCTTGACAGGCGCTAAAGCAAACCAACCTGTAAGAAATTGACTAACCCCTGCTGTAAGTTCACCAGCAGCAGAGCTAATGACACCATCTTCTCTAGCCTCAAACTTATCGTAAAGCACAGGATCAACTATATCCCCTACTTGCCAATACTCGTATAAGTTATCTTCTTTTAACTTTTGAAGCGCATCCCCTTTTATATATTTTACTTTTTTACCACCTACGTCAAACAGACTTAAGCCATCAGCCTTTTCGTAAGCTTGGAACTTAACTTCGTCATCTGCATCATAAAAGACAACATCTCCTGTTATCCTATCTATTTTATCGGTAGCCCAATCAGCAAAAGAGTCTATAGTACCTGCGGTATTCTGTATGGCTGTCATACCACCTATTGGAATACCTATAGCTGCCTCACCTGTATAACTGGCTACTCCTCTTTCTTCGTCTGAAGTTGTATTTTTAGGGTCAGGGTAAGGGTCTTTACCTTCGTCTTTTCTAGCAAGAGCGTTAGCTTGTTCATTGAGGCCGTTTTCCCGTAACTTTTTAATTAGCTCGGAATTGTCTTTCTTTTTTTCAGTTTCCATTAATACCTCTTATTGATCTATCGCTTCTCTGGCTTGCCTCAAAAGGTCAACTTTGGTGTATTTTGTAGTAAAGAAGTTCATAAGATTTGCATTGCCTGTTGCTTCTGCTTTATCTATCTCAGCTTTAAGAGAATTAGTAATGTTAGTTAGCGCCTCTAAGTTCATACTATCCACTGGTTGATTAACAGTAATAGAATATTGACCTAGTAAGTCTAACTGTGCGTCATCTAAATGTTTGACAACGCTACCTTCAATGTAAGTAGCTCCTGAATCTGCAAAAAGTTTAGCGCCTACGACTTTAGATGCTGTCTGTAACATTTCATCAGTATAGATAATTCTTTCTTGATTATTATGTTGCTGATATAAATCAGAATCAAAATATTCAGCAAACGATAAAGAAAATTGATTAACAACTTTGTGAAAGTCTTCAGAGTCTCCATACACATCTAGGACTTTTGTTAAATTATCTATAGTACGTTTGTAATCTTCAGCTCGGTGGTAACCTTTTAAAGTGCCTACAGAAGCCCATAGCGTTTGAACAAGGGGGTGATTACCTAAAATTTCTTGGTTGTCTTTAAGAATTTGAACTTGCTCACTTTGTGTAGATGCCGATTCATATTGTGACCTAATGTCAAATATTTGTTGTGGGCTTAAAAAAGTAGGAAAGTTTTTTGCGGTTGAATAATCATTAGCTAATCCGTTTACTATACTTCTAGCACCAGAGACTCCTTCATTAACAGCAGCATCGACTAATTTTAGTACCTCTTGGCTGTCGGGTGCAAAGCCGTCTTGCATTAAAACGGAAGCTTCTGACCTAAGCTGGTAAGACCTTTTTTCAATTCCATTTTTATGTGCAGTCCAAGCTGCATTAGCTTTTCTTACATTCTCTGCTTTTATAGAAGTTCTTCTCTTACCAAAATCTGCTTGTTGATCTCTATCAAGTATTGTGGCTATCTTATTACCGTCAGCATCCCTAAGCTCACCTAAAAGATATTGGTGTAGCCTATCATCATCATTATCTCTAAGAGCTGTTTCTGCAAGACCCATAAGAAAAGTTTTAGATTCGCCTTTTGTTCTGCCTAAAGCTTGATAATTATTATCCTGATCAACCATAAAATTAATAAAAGCTTCGCTATTAGCATCTACATCGTCTAACTTATTAAGTTCCTGTGTAGCTAAAACATTATAAGCTACGTTTTCTTCATTGTTCTCAAAAGCTTTTGCTGAAGCGCTATAGTTAGTAGCGATTGTATTACCTATAAAACTATTGATAGCGTTCTGTCCAGCCACAGAGTCAAAGCTTTCCATCTCTGTTTGAATGTCTTGGTGACCTTTAAAGAAATCATCTCTAACCATTTCATAAGTAGGTCGTCTTTTAATACCATCAGAGAACACAACAGGAGTATAGTCATAAGTTTTAACAAACTCTTCTATAGTACCAGCGTGTTTATTACCCATGATGCTGGCGTTAATCTTATCAAGGTTAGATACTTGCTCCTGTTTTACTTGTGCATACTTCATGTAGCTGTCTGTCAAAGTTCCTGTAGCTTTTTCTAAAGCTCTTGCGACTTGCATACCTCTACGGTTTTCTGGTGCTATAGGTTGAACAAACATACTTTGTTGCTGTAAAGAACTTGACGATCTTGGAGGCTGTATGACGTTATCTATATTAACCTGACTTCTTACTGTTTTAGCCATTTTATTATCCTGTTAAAGCCTAGGTAAAGGCTGATCTAATTTACCACCCTGAGCGCTTATCGTAGCAGCGTTTGTATAACCTGCACCAGCTTGACCTGCTACAGTAAGACCTGTAGCTATTGCATCAGGGGCGGCAACGCTATTAATACGAGACTGCGCTCTATTAGCATTAGCCACTAAATCCCAAGAACTTTGTTGGTTTTGTCTAGCAAGGTTTTGCCCTATCATTTGGTTGCCACCTAAGCCTTGAGCAACTAAATCTTGAACAACAGCATTATTGTTTAAGAAACCCCCGCTTTCACCCTGAGCTACTTCTGCTCTGGCAACAGCTTTACGGACTTCTCTATCATTAGCTATCTTTTGCTGTGCTGCGTCTTGATCATTATTAGCTTGTTGCACCTGCACCATTTGATCTTCTTTCATCTTAGCTGCATTGGCTGCTTCAGCGTTTTCTTTGTGTGCTTTCTTTTGCTCTTTGTGTTGGTATAAAGTACCTGCTACTGAAACTGCGGTACTGATAGCCAACATTTGAGCTATTGTTAGTGTTGCTGGACACATGGATTAATCCTCACAAATTGTATAAAGGGTTGTTTACCTACCCCGTAATCTTTAATTTCTCTAATAAACTCAAATCCTAATGACTTAAGCCACTTAAGTGACACTGTGTTTTCTGCATGGACAAAATTAAACATTAACGGGTGTTGGGTACTCATTCTATTCACCCACTCGATTGCTTGGGGGATAAACTCAACCCTAGTGTCTAACATTTTATCAGCGCCTAATAACCAAGGCATAGCAAAGATACCTTGGTCTGAAACACCAAACATACCCACAACGCTGCCATCCTCATGGATGATGCTATTACACTCGTAAGAGCCTTTGTAAGACTCTTGAAGAGCTTCTAGTGGACTCCAGCCATGACTAGCCTGAACCTCGTTAGCGTCCTGTAAACGCATTGTAGAGGCCATCTCACGGCAGTCCTCAAACTTTGAGGGTCTGTAATGGTGTGTCATATTCTCTCGCCTTTAAGTTCTATCTGACCTTCCCACTCTGCGTTCTGGAACACACAGGGTTGGTGAGTGTCATTGGTTATGGTTATCTTAGTTTCTTTAGCTTGAGACTGTATACCTACTGGTAATGTCCCAGATTCAATAAGAGGTTGGAATCCAATAATATTATCAGATTGACCTATTGAACTATTAGCTAACTTGGTTACTTTAGGATCACGACCAGTTGATTCAACAGTTACGTCAAAGTCGCCTGTATCGTTAAAGTGTAAGTGTATCTGTTTTAATTGAAACCTAGCTATCTGACTTGTATCATTTTGAGCTGGTCTAAATACTTGCTCTGATAGTTGATATTTAAAATTATACTTTTCACCTGCAAACACATAGTTAGAAGCAGCTTGGCCAGCAGCGTTAGTATGTGTTCCGTCTAAATAAGTATACAAAGCGCTTAAGTCTGAATTACCAGAAGCAACTACATTGTTCTCGTGGTCTACAAATAAGGTATTAGCTGTTGGTGTGTAAAACGCTTGTAACCCAGTCAAGTCATTAATTGTGCTTCCTTGGACAAGTGTTAAATGATCTACCAATACATCAGCACCAGTTACTGATTGTGCTGTTAAAGTAACCGTATCTTGAAACCTATGATAGACATACGTGCGGTTTGGGGTAGCATTGGTGTCTACAACGTAACGAGAGTTATATTCAGTTTGAGTAATATACCTACTAAATAAAACAGTACCAACATTTAAAGTAACTGAAAAAGTATTACCTATAGGAGCTGCTGTATCATTTGTTGTAGCAGGTGCAATATTAAATACCTCGTCATTACCTCCTTGTTCTCTAATTACTATTTGATTAGGTAAATCAGACATACTTAAATCTGAACCAAGACCTGAAGAGACAAAAGACTCTCTTGTAATAATTATGTCGTGCTTATAAACACCTGTAGAATATTCATAAACATTAGCATTATACAAATCATCATTAGGTGGTGTCACAGTAAGAGGGGTATCAATAACTTCATTCCCGCCTGTACTGGTTGTGACACCTTGAGCTACATAACCTTTATCTGTGCCGTTATGATGACCATTGCTGGCACTATAGGTAGCTGTAGCTATTGTAAACTTGACATCACTAAGAACAATCTGTGTGCTAGTTGCAGTTGTAGTTATAGTTGAATCAAGATTAATAATTTCAAACCTACCATCTGCAAAGACAACAAACAATCTTGAGTTATTAAATTTAACGTGGATTACATCACTATCAAATATCCATTTAGACCACGCACTTTGTAAGCGTTCTTTATCTGGCTCATACCATTTATAAATATATAGTTCTTTTAAGTTTGCGTCTGTTCTTACTACTAACATATCTTCATTAGAAGATGCTTCCATTTGCTTTACGTTACCTTCAATGTAACTTGGTATATGAGCTGTAATGGAAGGTGCGTCATTAGTTTCTAAATCAACATCAGTTACATACTCTCTAATACCTGAGAAGTTTGTACCTTTAGTTGCAAAGAATACAGTTTTACCTGCTGCTGCTGGTTTAGCGGCAAGGTCACACTCAAACTGTGTTGCTGTATCTATAGCAACTTCAGAGGGTGTTAATAAAGTGTCTGAACCTAAAGAGAACTGGTTAAGATCAGAAAACATTAATAGTTGTTGTTGGAAAGGAACAGCGTGTTTTAGGATAGATACTTCGTTCTGACTTACACCTACATCAATAGGAGCTGTGTCAAGAAGCGAGCGTACAGTAACCCTAAAGAAATTAAAATAATTACTTGCTTCACTAAAGATAACATTTTCATCTGACAAAAAACCTAAACGGTTACGATGAAAGAATATATCATTAATAGTATTGCCTAGAAAACTTGGAAAAGGGTTAGTATTATCATCTCCTGCTTTGCGATGATCCCACTCTGCTGGAGTAAAAGAAAAACTTTCATTACTGTTTTGTGTCAGTATATGAGGCATTGAATAACTAATAAGTCTGTGTGATACATCGTTGTTAGGTCTTGAAGGGGCTTCACACTCTTGCCAAGTTCCTGTAGTATTTTCACCTACAAACTTAACATAAAAATCATCTTCTTTCTTTTGACTATCACCTTGTACTTGTATAACAAAACCATCTACACAAAATCGGGGTAAATTGGTAAACTTTTCTACAGCATCTTTGTGTGCAAAGAAATCATTACCTCCGTTATTATCCACTACTTCCATTTTAAAACCATTGTGGTTAGTTGTAGTTGATCTAACAACACAAATAGGTTCTTCATCACCTCTGTCAGTAACTAGATTTTGATTTGTAAATTCACTGGACGCTATCTGATCAAAGTCACCAGCTCCTTGGTAATGGTCGACATTAACGGTTGTGTTTGGGTCTAAAATAACATCGAAATAAACACCTGTGCGTAATCCAAATACATCACTTGGGTCATTACCCGCATTAGTTTTTAAGTAACCACTAATTAAAGAACCATTAGAGCCGTTTGCATTAAGAAGACGTACTCTCATTCGGTACTTCTTACCGTAGTTCATTATTTTTAAATAAAAAATACCTTCGTGAGGCCGTACATTATCTGGAGTAGTTGATCTTGTAACAACTGTTGTTTTATTAACAAAGAAAGTATGGTCTGATACGGAAGTTGCTGCTACTTGGTCTTTAGTAGCTCCAACCATGTATTGTTGAAGTCTTTGTTGTTGTGAAATAATAGTGTCAGTTTTGTCACCGTTAGATGAATTTGTAGGGACAGCTATTGGGTTACCTGAAGAGTCCCAACTACCTATACCAGACTCATGGCGTAAGTTACCATTTATGTCATATACATATAATTTAGGACAACTGCTTCCTATAGGTGAAACAGAGTTATCGTGTTGAGGTATAAAAAGACAAGTATATTGTTCCTCTACACTTCTTTGGTATGTATGTATAAAAGCTAATTTTAATGCAGCTTCAGGAATCGTATCAGCGCTACTAGGAGAACCCCTCCTCATTGTTTTTTTAAAATTAGTTGCTGGTCTTTTCTTTAGGCCATCCACTACATCAGACAGGCCGTTTTCCTGTATCTCGCCTTGACCAGCAAGACGTAAAGCAGGAGGCTGCTGTGAAACTCCATTTATGAAGTTAGGGATGTTCTTAGAAACTAGAGCCATTTGTAATCACCTTTGTACCGACTGAACGGTTTATTACACTGTATGTACCAAAATCATCAAAGATATTATAGTCGCATGATCGCCTTCCATCTCTTGAAGTTTATAAAGGGCTTGTTGTTCGTCATTCCTGTTCATTGCCGAAAGCTTATCAGAGCCTACTACACGCTCTTGAAAGATACGTGCAGCTCGTACTGCAATATAACGCCTTGCCACTTCGGGCAGGTCAGTGAATTCTAGGAGAACAACCACATCTAACTTAAGAGGTTTTGCTATGTTGTATGTATGATTAACTTTGTCATACATTTTAGAGCCACGTTGCACATACTCATTCTTTGAGCTTCTGTACTTAGTCTCAGAGTTTGCTAAATCTGCTCTTATAATATTGGTTGGTAGATTAATAAAGCCACTAGCATCATTAGCAATAGAATAATCAGGTTCAGAATTAAAATTCCATCCGTGTGTCTGGACATCTCTTGATACGTTATTGAGGATTGTCTCAGCAGTCTCAGCATCCACCAACCCAGACGATAGACTGTTTACTGGTGCTTCACCGATGGTAGAAAGCATAGTGTTTACTGCTTCTAATTTTGTTGTTGGGGTTATTGACATATTTACCTCAAAGAAAAAATAAAGAGAAGCACCCCCGAAGGGATGCTCTCAGTTTGGTTATGATTAAGCTACGATTTGAACAGCGCAATCAGGACGTAATGAGTCGTGACCCATTGCATACTTAGCAACCATCAATGTACCTTGACGAGAAACCTGATACTCAGACTCTACGCCTAAATCTAACAACTTAACAGTTGCAGCAGCGTCTTTAGTAAATACAAGACCCTTAGCAGATGCAGGTAGATTGTTAGACATGAACACTTTAGCACCACCGATTTGCGGAATGTTACCAGCAGTTACACTAGCGCCAGAACCGAAATCAGAACTCATTGCCGCAGCAATATTTGAAGTAGTACCTTGGAACATTGTCCAATAAGTAGCAGCATCTAATACAGCTACACGCTCACCACTAACATCAGCAGCGTCTAGTTTTTGTAAACACTGGATGATTGCAGCAGCTACGTCAGTAGATGTGGTATCACCAGCAGTACCGTCAGCAGCACTTAAGTCCACATCAGTGTGGTTATGAGCGGCTGCTTGGGCATAAGTACCAGCGTCATCAGTTGCCGCAACAATCTTAGTAAAGATAGCTTGGTCAGCTTGTTTTGCTAATACTTCACCTAACTCTTTAGAGTAAATAGAGCGCACATCATAATGGTTCATTGCTTCATCAATGTTACCAATGAATGCTGAAGCCACTTTTAAGTCATCAATAGTGATAACTTTCTCAGAGTGCTTGATAGAATCAGGAGCAATCTCAGTACCAACTGTGTGCGTTTGAGCAGTTGCCACACCTGTGAGAGGAAATTGAGCCGACTTACCGTTAGTAATAGTACGAACTCGTGTAAGTTGCATACCAATGTTTTTAGTATTAAATGCAGTCAACACTTCACCAGCAAAGACCTTTAAAAAGAGTTCTTTGGCATTGGCCGAGGTTGCTGCATTTTCCCCCAATCGGGAGGGAGTTGAATAATCAGACATAATGTTTTACCTTTTAGTTAAATGTTTAAATGAATGAATTCTACTCAGTCACCTAACACTTATTCGTTCTCTGAGATTATCCTCCTCGGAGGGTCAAAGGTAATTGTAATTAGTGTTTGTACTTTTAGAATTAAAAAGCCCTCCGAAGAGGGCAAAAGAGACTATTTAAGTTGGCTTCGTGCTAACTTAGCAGAAACCTGTTGACGGTAGGCGACATCGCTTTCGTATCGGGTGTCTGCCATAGCCTGAGTTACCTCAGCCCATGATTGAAAACCACCGCCTGTTGAAGTGTTAGATTGTCCCTCTGATAATAACGAGGGGTCAGAACCTTCAGCAGCTTGATACTGTGTTTGTAATCCGCTAACCGCTAGTTTAACTAACTCTAAGTCTCCCGAAGTTACTGCCCTATCAAACGCTTGTACTTCAGAGTCACTTAAATTCTCCGCAGCCCATTGTTTCATTTGACCGTAAGCTTCTTCACCGCCCACACTTCCGTAGACGGCTGCTTGATAGTTGTTAAGTAAGGCTTGTTGTCCTTGCACCCAACTGTCTACCAATTCGTTTGAGAACCCTTTTTCTGCCAAGCTGTCCATAGTAGCTTGTGATAGTTCTCCTGTTTCGTTGTACTCATTTTGCATTGAGTCGTAATCTAAACCAGATTCATTAATAACATTAGCAACTTCGTTTGCGCTAGGTGCATCATTAACTTCAGGGGCATCCTCTACTTCTTGTTGAGGTGCTTCTTCTGGTTGACTACCTAATTTACTTTCTAGGTTTGCATAAGCTTGTGCCATGTCTTCAGCAGAGTTAAATTTTTCAGGTAACCAATCAGGTCGCTCTGGATCGTTGTTTTGTTCCAGTTGTTCGGCAACCTTTACCATCTCCGCTTCGTGGGTGGCTTGGGCTTCTGCTTCAGGGGCTACTTCTTCATGTGTAGATAATTGTACTGTACTCATATAAATAGTCTCTTTGTTAAAGTTTATTCTCCGCTATCACGAGCTGCGGCTTGGTTAATATTGTCAGCCATGCCTTTAACTGCTTGAGGAGCTGCTGATTGAGCTGCATCCATCATCATTTTTTGTTGCATAGCTTGTTGTTGCATCATCTGTTCTTGTTGTTTTTGTTCAGGTGATTTTATTAAACCTTGTGTATCAATACCTAAAGAAGCACCTAGACGATCTATATAATCATCTACATTCATCTCTCGTGCGATTACTTCTTGTCCTAAAGGTTGAAGCATATTTAAAAAGGATTGTAATTTGTTTAGGTCTTGGCCTCGACCAAGCGCTTCTAAACCAGTTACAATTTGAGGCTTCAAAGTGTCTTTAGGGAACTTAGGCATCTTGCCTTCTTTCTGCATCTTCGCAAGCAGTAGATTGACAAGAGGTAGTTGGAACTCTTGAGATAAGACAGAGTAGATACCGCCTAGTGCAGTTTCTAACTCTTGTGCCATGTATCGAACTTCTTCAGCAGTTACACGTTCAGCTTGACGCTGGACTGAGCTGTTAAGGAGGAACGCAAAAGACAAACGCTCTGAAATTTTTCCCATAGTTTCTTGGGCAACACGGAAGTCATTAAACTTATTAGCTTGTAGTGTAGTGACATCATTAGCATCGCCTGAAACAATAGCTCCATTAGGGCTATCGGCAATAGAGCGTATCTTAGTTGTCCCGTTAGGTCTTACCATAAAAAGAAGTTTTGCACTAGCAGCACTACCTTCTACAATAGCTCTTGTAAGGGCTTCAAGAGATTTTAGATCACCTATATATTCTTCCACAAAAGAACGTCCGTAATCTTCTCCACCAACCGCTACAAATCTAAGGGCTAACCAAGGTAGTCTATCTTCAGGGTAAGACCCTTGTGTTTTAGGTATAGGTATACCATGAACTTCTTGGTGTACTAAAAACTTTTTACCATTGCGTATGACACAAGTGTATATATCACATTCCTTTTTATTAGTCTGTTCTTGATAACCCTCATTTAAAATAAGAGCTTCTTGAACTTCTTTAGGAAGTGCTTCATATCCGATTGTCTCTTTAACTACCACTTTAAGAAGATTACCCATTGAATCTCTTTTAATGACATAACGATCTAGTTTGAACACCTGCATACCGCCATCTTTAGGCATATGTATAAGAGAATTACCAGATACGATAAGTTGTTTTAGAGCTTCAAAAGTAGGTACTCTTATAGCTTTAGCTTCGACCACTTGAGCTGCGGAGCGTTCAATACGAGCAAGCGCTTCTTCTGCTTGCCCTCTTGCGTTACCGCCTAACTCAACTAAATCATAATCGTCTATAGTTAAACGAAAGAACGGACTGTTTGGCGGTAGTAATGTCATTAGCAGTTTAGATGCTAAATTATTAACGCCCCTCGCGCCTACAGCTTGATACGGAGTATCGTACTGAGTAGAAGAATTGTGTCCTTCTTTAGGCATCAAGGTAGGGATAGTCAGCTCTGCTGCTGCTCTAGCTCTAGTTAAAAAGACATCTCGATCTGCTGCCATCTTTTCATATACATGGGCTATTGATTGATCGTTAGTCATCATGGATAAATCCTATTTCTTAATAGTTAAACCACTGCCAGTAGATGCTTCAGTGTTGGTATAAGCTTGGGCGGCTTTTCGGCCACGCCTTAATTGCTTAGAACCTCTACGTTTTTTCTTTTGCCCTTCAGCAGGAGAATCAACAGCATTTTCGATTTCATCTGGCGCTCTGTTTGGAGCTGGTGGTGGTGAAGGTGGTGGTGGGGGTGAACTTCCTCCTCCGCACATAATATACCTCATTCATTTTGTATGTCATCATCATGGATAAATTCCATTCTACTTATGACAGATTGTTGTCCCTGAAGAAAAGCTATATCTTCTGGAGTGATTCCTCTATTCCTCGGTAAACTATTGGGGAATAATTCTTTAAAAGTTTCGATTAACTCTTTAGAAATATAAGGTTGTTTTTTCATAAATGTTTCTCTTAAGGGGCTGTTTAGAAAATGATAAGTTAAAACAAGAAGTTATTAGGCAGGTGTAACCATGTGTTAGCTATAATATGGAGGCAGGTTACCACCTCCAATACCACTATCGCTTTAGCCTTAGATTTCACATTGACCAGCTACACAAGCTAACTCTTGTGTCCCTGTCGTATTATCTTCTTTCTCAAACTCACCTAGCCTATCCCACTCAATCTCTGAGGGCATATCTAGCTTGAGCTTATTGTATGTTTCTTCATCAATAGCCTCGTAAGGGGCTTGTTGATATACATGGTCAGTCCGTGGTAGGAAGCTGATACCTGAACAGCTATCGAGCCTGTCCCATAACCATTGACCTGCTGCTAAGAACTCAGCATCAGAATAGTAAATAGTTACACTCGGCTTATGCTCACACCAGTTGTCCTGATAGACTTCCCACAAATCAAGCTGTGTCTGTACGTCTAACTCGTCTACACTCTTAGCACCGTCAGGAGCTTTGATAGGAAAAGAGAACACATAGTTTTCCTCATTCATTACGTCCTTTTCCCAAGGTACTCCAGAGTCTTTGAGAAATGCTGAGATAGGGTCTTTACCATCTGAGCGTACTCTCCTAATGTAGTATGGAGAAAACCTAGCGTGTATGCCTGACGCACTATCCACTAACTGACTGACTGTACCTGACGGTTTTACACAAGTAATAGCTGTTGATTGATTAACACCTAACTCTGCTGCCCACTTCTTATTAGTCTCTACTGCTGTATGTTTTAAACGTAATAGTATTTCACTTAAGATGGGTTGGTTGGGGTGGTCAAACCATGTACCTGATACTTGCTTACCAGACAATACTGAATGATCCATGATGCCTGTCATACTTACACCAAGTAAACATTCTTCTTCTGTATTGTTTTTCCAAACAGAACGCACATAGCGGAAGTTAGTTAAAGTAGACTGTAGTGTTCCTAGTATGGTAGCAATCTCAACCTTACGCTTTAAATCATCAAAGCTATCTGTTGCTCTTACTACTACTTCGGAAAGGTTACACACCTGTGCAGACCTTAAGATTATCTCTGAGCATGGGTTCGTACCAAACGCATGATCTACTTCTCTTCGTCCACTTTTCTCTGCTTGTTTCTTTGCAGCACTCCTAGAGAAGATACCACGCTCACCAGCCTTCGACTTATAGAGAGCAGTCCACTCCTCCAAGAAGGTTTCAAAGTCTGGCTTGTCTGTGTAGACAGCGCTGTTATTAGCAAGCGCCCTTTGTGTATCAGTCTCCCACCAATTACCAGACTTAGCATGACGCATCCGATCATCGCTAAGGTTAGACAAACTAATAAGGGCAGACCTACGGACACCACCAACGACAACAATCTCTGCAATCTTACATACAATATCATGGCACTCTAAGCTAGTAAGTTTACGGCCTGAAGCAGCTCTGAAAGTTGCCACAGTAAAATGAAAAAGAGAAACAAGAGGGTCAGCTCCACTACTACGTCCTCCGAACGTCTTAAGCCTTTCACCTTTTTGACGTAGACGGCTAACATCCCAAGAAGGTATCTGACCCGAATACAAAAGACTAACCATTTCACGGTAAGCTTTTGCCCAACCAATCTTCGAGTCTCGGACAATGATTGTAGTATCTGTTTCATGGAACTCTTCTGCCACCTCTGGTAATTTGTTTACGGATTGCCTCTCTACTGAAAAGCCCACACCTGTGCCACACATCAGCACATATAATATTTCATCGAAAGCCCTTACATCATCTATTGCAATGTATGAGCAGTTAAAGCCAGCCATGTTATCTCTATCTAATGCCTTACCTGCTGTCATAAGACAACGCATAGATGGCATAACTTCTTGTTTATAGATAGCCTTGTATAGCCTCTCGCTTGTATCATAATCTATCTGACCTCTAGCAACCCAGAAGTCAGTGTAACGTCTTACGGTTTCTGCCCAAGTCTCTCGTCTGTTGTCGTCTTCACGCCAGCGAGCGTACCGTGACTTGTGTATGTATTGTTGATATGAGTCCATGTTACCAATTCACCCCTTTAGTTTTTTCCATTAATTCAATCATTTTGTTTAGATACCAAATTGCTTTGCGAGCATCCTCAATGGGTTTACCCTTCTCCCACAACCTAGAGCCTGTGTACTTAAGTACATTGCCGTGACAATATGAGATTGCCTCATAGTCACCTAACACATCAACGATTACATCAATAGTTTCATACTTACCTGCGTTATAATGAGGTGGGTGGTCTACTGCATCCCTAATAGCTCTACTCGCCTCATTCCAATCAGCAGGACTTGCATCATCTATGCTGCCCATAACTTTACCTCCTTAGTTTCAAAATCATATTCACCATCACGTAGTATACGTGCTAG